CCACTTGGGGTTGAGCGAAACCAGTGAATATAAATAATGGGATGCATTGTTCACCTTTACTGTTAATTAAATCAATAAAAGATTTATTCTTTTTTAATTTTGCAATAAGTGAAGGATTATTCTTAAAGTTATATTCACTTATTGAGTTATATAAACTATTAGCTAATGATATGGAGAACTTATCAAATCCATGATATTCCATATAATTTAAGATATCAATTAGCGCTTCTATAGGCAAACGGACAATCATTTCAGCAATTTTCTCTTGCGGAATATCACCTTGATTTAATAATTGAATTATAATATGTAATAGATTTGGTGGATCAATTCCTGAATATAAAAAATCTTGTAATTGGGGAATATATTGCTTAATTCCAGCGGTCCAAATTGTTTTTATTGCAGTTTCATAATCTTCAAACAAAGATAATTCTGGTTTTTTTTCTTTCAATTGAGATATAAGTAAATCTCTTTGCTCAGAATCAGGTACGCCTAATAATGATTTGTCTTCTCCACGAATTATAAACAAAGCTATAGAATCGCTTAGCTCAGTACCTTTTCTTATCAATAAATTAAGAGTTGTATACCCAATACCAAGAGTAGCATTCACATAAGCTTTAGCATTTTCAGCATCAGGAACATCTCCTCCTAATGTATTGCCTCTTTGCCCTTGACTTTTTGTAAAACTATTTATCGTACCTAAAAAATCAAATAGCTTCAACATGTCTGTATTAGCTGTATTAGCTTGTTTTTTCATTTGACTGTCAATAAATTTTGACATATTATCAGAAAAATTGATAATGTCAGCCATTATGTTATAATCAGTTTTTGATTTTTCAAAATATTTTGACAATATTGAATCATTGTTTCTACCTTTTTCAATTTCTGCTAAAAACTTAAGCATAGCAGTCATCGTAGGCATTCTATTGGGATCATAAAATGAAAAATCTTGGAATGTTCTACTGAAAGATCCACTCCAATTGACCTCTTTAGTTGACAAAACATCCCAGGCAGTTGCTGATTCGATAATTCTTGAGTACCACATACTAATTTTATTTTACAAGTATGCTCTTTTAACCTTTGGAATATATATTTGAAATTTTTGTATTATATTATTATGTTCCACAAAAACCTCTAAGACATTAAAAGTACGTCTAGAGGTTTTATTCTTTTAACCAAGCCCTTTCGTTTGTGGGTATCAAATAATCTGAGGGGAGAGATAAATGTCTGAAAATAATTCAAATGACATGATTTACAACTGGCGCAATGAATTACGTTCTCATCAAGATGGAATGTATGTTGTAGCCAATAGTCAAGCACAAAAATATAAAAACCAAGGTTTTGATAAGTCCGAAGTTGTAGAATTGCTCGCAGCTGATAATTTTGATTTGGATGTTGCTAATAGAGTTGCATCTAAATTATTTGATACCGCTGGTAATGATGTTCAAAAAACTGCTTTTGAAGTTGCTGTCGTTCCTACACGTTACTCTGATTGTGCTCCTATCATTGAAAAAACTCTTACAAAATTGTCTGCTAAAGAATTTGTAAAGAGACTTTGCTCTGGTCAACATTCCATCATCAAGACTGATGAAAAAGGCTTGCAACAATGGAGTAGATGGGCAGAAATGGCTAAAACATCAAGAGTTGGAATGAACAACTTGCATGTTGCTCTTAAGCCATTCATTGAAGAAACTTTATTAAACAATGTTTTAATTGCACAATCACAAGATGCAGAAATTAAGACTGCATCCAAAAATAAATATGTAGTTTCAATGAGAAAAGGCACAGCTGAAGTAGATTTATTGTCTGCTACTTCAACAAGTGATAAATTTACTCAAGGAAACTATGCAGATTTTGGTCTTGCAGACGAATATCTGGTTAAGGCTGCAGACACAGTTTCTCCTTATCAAAGATTAAAAAGAGCATTAGCAGATTAGTTTCAATATAACATCCAACGAACAAGCCGCACTATTGCGGCTTGTTTATTTTGTATAAAGACTAAAATGGAAGAAAATAAAGATACCGTTGACGCTTTGATTGTTCCAGATGACGGTCCTAAAAAACCAACTCGTTATTTTAGAGATCTAAAGGATACAGACAAGCCTCTAAAACCACTTCCTCCAGATTCAATGAGTGATATTAGTTATCCTCAATTTATTGAACCAAGATGTGCACTTTGTACTTCGCCTTTTCGTGATTTACTTGAACACATATATTTAGAATCAGGAAGAAAAAATCAAGCAGTTATAAGATTTTTTGCTGAGTATTTTGATGCACAACTTAATTGGATGCAAATTAATACTCATATGGAACAACACTGCGATCTTAAAAAAATCTCTACTTCTGGTTTAAAAAACTACGAACAAAGAGAAGAACTGATTGCACCTTGGATTTTTAGAGAACATCATCTTGCTCTTACAGCTTTATTAGTTGAGCTAGATGATGTTAGAGGCATAGACTGCTCAAAAAATTCTGATATGAAACTCAGAAGAGCATCTATGGTCGAAAAACTTATTACAAAAATATTAATGGTTAAAGATTCAAGAGATAATCAAGGGGTCTACAATATTAATATATTTGAAATTCTTGCTCAACTTCACGAAAAAATGGAAAGTGAAAATGACAAGAAAATTATAAGAGAAGAGATTGTTGCTCTAAGAAATAAAATCCAACAAGACAATTAATGAAAAAACCAACTCCTGTAGTTAAGTCTTCTAATGAACTACGAAGTCAACTTTTACAACAAGCAAATTCTGTAACAGAACTTTTTAAAGACACTGAATATGCTAATGATTTTGCTGATGAAATTGTACCAGCAAGAAGACAGGAAGTTGCACCACCCTCAAAGCCAACAAAAAATAGATTTAATCCTGACCAGATAGTAGATATTGTTACTTTTATTGAACATCCTTATTTTTGTAATTTAAGACCTTATCCCTGGCAAAAACTTATCCTGAAGTGTTTTTATATGGGGCAAGAAGGGAATACTACTCTTGAGATACTGGACAATAAAACTGATGAAGGGTGCGAAGGTTGTGTTTGGAACTATATCAGTAAAAATGAAAATGAGTATTTTAAAGCAAAACAAGAGCAAAGAAACTTCAAAACTATTTTTAACGTAGTAAACTCTCCTTGCCTTCAATGTTCAAGATTAAATGAAAATGTTAGACAAAAACGTTATGAATTTGCTCGAGAAGAAGCAACCAACCCTGATGCAGAAAGACAAGTAGAAGTTTTAGAAGCTAGGCCTATTATTGATGGATTTCAGACAGAAAATGATTTGTTATATTCAGAAGAATTTGACCCAAAACTTAGAATGCAAGTTCAAGAAAAATGCACTAAAAGATATAAATTTGAAGAATTAGTTTTAGTATTAGGAAGACGTTCTGGTAAATCGTTCCTTGTATCTGCTATGGCCCTTTATGAGCTGTATAGGCTTATTTCTATGGGTCATCCTCAAGCAAGATACGGTTTGATGGAATTTGATGAAATTGTTCTATTGAATGTTGCTCGAAATGAAGAACAAGCAAAAAAGGCAATCTTCTCCAAAATCAAACAAACAGTTTTGGCATCTCCTTTCTTTGCTCCTTATATTGGCAAAGATACAGAACTGGAAATGCGATTTTACACTGAACACGATAGAGAAGAAAACGTAAGAAGAAAAGAAGATAATATCAATCTATTTGCTGGTTCTCTTGTTTTACGTTGTGGTTCAAGTAATGCATCAGGTCTCGTTGGTCTTACTTGTTGGTCTATCATTATGGACGAAGTTGCAGCAATGGCTGGAGATAACCCTGAATCTGGGGTTGATTATGGTTTATATGATGACTTGAAGCCATCTCTTGCAACATTTGGTAAAGATGGCAAAATGATGCTTCTTTCGAACCCTAAAGGCCCCATTGGATTACTTTATGATTTGCATGAAAATAGACAAGAAGATCCTACTACTCTCATAATGAGATTGCCTACTTGGCTTACAAATCCTAACATTGATAAAGATTGGCTGGATGGACAAAAGAAGAAAGACCCTCAAGAATTTCAAATGCAGTATGGAGCTGAATTTGGAGCATCTTCTTCTGACCCTATGTTTATGTCTGACGATATTGACAGAATGTTTAAAAGTCAGAATATGGTTAAACGTAAGGAACAGCCTGATGGGCTTTTTGAATACTTTTGTCATATAGATCCGGCAAGAACGTCTGACTATTATGCCTTAGTCGTTGCTCATACTGAAATTATGTATGGTCAAATTGGGCCTGATCACACTCCCTTGAAAAGAGTTGTTATTGATCATATTCATTTTTGGAATCCTTTGACTAGAAACCAACCTGTCAAGGAAAAAGAAGTTGAAGACTATGTAATTAATTTACATAGACGATTCAGATTCAAACAAGTATCAATAGACCACTGGAATTCGCAATCATCAGTTATAAAGCTGCAAAGTTATGGTGTTCCAATTATTGAAAAACAGTTTAATAAAGAATATAAAGAAAAAATATATACAGAACTTGCTCAAATAATAAGAGATGACAGAATAGATATTTATGATTTATCAGGTGGTTCATACCTTGATATGCAAAATACTCCTCAGTCATTGAATGAAATACAAGAAGCCAAAATTCAGTTTTTATTCTTACAAAAAAAATGGAAAGGCAAAAGATATTATATAGAAGCTTTATCTGGATATAAAGACGATATTTGTGACTGCGTTGCTGCTGTGTCCTATGAATGCTTAACTTCCAGAATTGTAACTAGATTACCAAGATCTAAAATGGTTAATTTGAACAGAAGATAAAGGTAAACATTTTTTTAATTAAGTAAAAAACAATATGTCTGACAATATTCGTATAGCTCAAACCGGAGGAGTAGGAGGAGGTGGACAAGGATCCCCATTTTCTCCTGGTGCAAGTCCTATAGGCCGTGGCGGTAGAAACCGTGGCGGACACGAAATAAACTTATATGTCGATGAAGACGCTAGCTTTGATAAATTACTACGCAAAACTCATATCGATTTTGACGGCAGAGATGTAAACATAGAGTCAAGACTTACTCCGCAGCACAGGAATTATGAAGAGTCTATTCCTTATTTACTTACTCCAGAAGAAAGATTAAGAGCTAAACTTAGGGCTCAACTTCATAACTACAAACAGTCTTTAGAAAATGCCGCTAATGATTTGCATAAAAACTCACCCAAGTACATAAGAGAAAATTTTAATGCTAAACCTGAGCATCTTATGACTATGGAACAGTCTTTAGAAGATAGACATAAATACAAAAAAGATTATAAGTTTCTGGGCGAAGAATACAAAGATCCAGACAAGCCCTCAAGACTTCATTTTGCAATTTCAGAAAATGATATAAATCGTGTAGCTGAAGATTATCAAGTCAGAAGAAGAAACAGAATAACCGAAGAATACGCTGAACCAAGAAATAGGTATGACGTTGAGCAATTTAGCAACCAACCTATGGGCAAGACTCCATTATTAGAACATGGCGAAGATTTAAATCAATATTTTAATGATTTGATCAATGTAAATACACCAGACCAAGATGGATTTCAAGAATACGAATTGAAAGATACTATCT